CTTTTGCGCTAACAGGAGCCGGAGTTTAATTTAAAAAGAAGGAGCGTCCGCCATGAGCATCACCACCGGCCTTAAACTGGCCTGCATTTTTACACTGTACCTGATTGCCGGGTACATTGAGAGGATTTTATGAGCAAAAATTATGAAANATGNCANGNNCANTACGANGCGCAACTNCCGCCNGGCTACGANGATNTNCCNNCNGGCGACGAGGANNAACAGCCGGANTTGTCCNNNTCCAGGATTTTCCAGTCTGGCCGAATCCAGCTTGGACTATCCCAGTCTGAGTTGGGACGTATCATGGGGATGCCTGCCCGGCATATCTCCCGGATCGAGACCAGCCGGACGCCGACGCGGCAGCAACAGGCGTTTATGGCATTGCTTTCCCGACTCCGGGGTTTGGGCTTGCTGTCGATAATCCGATAATCTCTAAAACAGCTCAGAATCGCCTGTGTGCGGTTTTGGGCTGTTCCCTTCTCCTTGTACGCCGCTTACCATTATCGTTCAATGGCGACGGCAAAGACTGCGTTTTTCGCGGCATTAAACAATCCCTGCTCTCGCTTATCAGTTATTTCAATAATCTTTTCAGAAAAAATTGGTTTCCCTTTCAATATCCTTTTTATCAACTTCTGTCCAGTGCCTATCGGCGGCGATATGCGAAAAATTTCCCCTCGCCTGTCTCTGCATCTGGGCGATTGTCATTTTTTTGATAGCTTCAAATTCCGGTCCCTCAAATTTCTGCTGGACTTTTGATTTCAAGACGGTCAGGAATTTCATTCCACCGCGAGAGTCAACTGCCCCTGGCATATAGCCATGCTCTCTTAGCCGTCTTAAAATTTCAGCCATCAGCGAGTTTTCTTTCGGCTGCTTACCCTCGCCCGTTAGTCGTCGGTATTCCTTGCAGTGGTTGGCGAAAATTTCCATATTGTTGAAGCCAACAATGTCTTCAGGCGTGAGGTCGGTCGGGATCAATGGTGGGTCTGCGAGCATGGCGTCTCCTTTTTAATATTTTTTAATCTCCGCACTTCGTCCAGGTCAGGCAGGACAATGTTTTGCGACATTGCCATTTTTTCGCCGGCCTTTGCCACCTCAATCATGATGTCCGCTATCTTTGGGAAAAATCTGCACACTTTCCGCGCGTTCTTGGCGGCAATCAAAAAAAGCTCATCGCTAATATTTTCATCCCGCAAGTCCTCGTAATAATCGTTGGCCAGAACAACAAGGGACTCTCCATTCTGGCCTGCTTCAGGGTAGTGCAATACGTAGTTCGCCAGTATCCTCTGCACCGATTTTAGCGTGATTTCCATTTTCCATGTCCATTATTTTTTTATTCAAATTCACTGCATCGACCATGTACGCTTGCCTTGGGGTCATCTGCTGTGATTGTGGCAAGGCTCTACTCGCCGCACTTTTACCGAATCCGTTTTTTTCCCACGTCCTGACACATGCCCTCCAGTCCTTCATCCGGGATCTGCCGACCATCCAGCCGTTTGAAAGGTAGTGATCCATCCAGGCCTGAGGATTAACCGCGTTTTTCCGTTCGAGGCAGTACGCAGCGACTTCCTCGGATGATGGTTCTGAAAATTTTTGAATCGATTTTCCTTTTCCGTTGCGCGCGCGCTCTTTTTCTTTTTCTTTTTCTTTTTCTTTTTCTGTATCTGTATCTGTATCTGTATCTGTATCTGTATCTGTATGGTTGAACAAACGTTTAGCGTCCGTTGAACGCTTGTTCGACTTGCTTGTGGCAGAAGCCTTTCCAGCCACACTCGCTTTCTCTGATTTTGACTTTACGAAGAAAAGATCGCGGTCAATGCGAGAATGTTTCCACTCTGTTTCGCTAATTTCAAAGAATTCTGATAATGAATCTTTGACGTTTTTCCACTCATCGTTGGACATTCGTGCAACGGACGCTAAACGTTTGTTCAACAAATGCTCATCTTTCGCCTTGAAAGATTCTCCACGTTGCCAGTAGTTAAAAATCAAAAGAAGATATGCGCCATTTTCAAGCGTTGAAAGATGAGCGGTGTCGGCCAGATAATCGGCCACGTAAAGCTGGATATACGGAAGAGATGCCATTATTTACACATCCATTGATTTTAAGCGGAATTTTGTCAATATTGCTTTTCAATAGTTAAAGATTCGTTTGCTGTCAACTAACAAGAATCTGTCAATAGACAATCAGACCCATCATTGCGCCGATCTCAGCCTTTGTGTGAAGCGTGTATTTCGCAGCACCTGACAGCCATTTATTGTTGACCCTGACGCGAAAATGGCGAGCCCAGAAAGCCATCCTTGCGCTGCCCTGCAATGGCGGTTTTGGATAAAAATTGTCTTCCATAGGATCCCATTTTTTGGAAAATTGCACGGCTGAAAAAATCTCATATTTTTTGTAAATTTCACCTTGTTTTTTGCCTCTATTTTCGAGCATTTTGTGTGTTAATACTTCGTCTGGCAATCTTGTTTCTGACATTTTCCCCGCTCCTCTTGATATATAGATTTTGCAAGCCCTTTGTTGTAGCGACACCCAAGGCAAAGGTCTTGATATTGCGCTCGCAAGCACCACTCTAAACTTGTCTCCAGGCCGTGCTGCATCTTACACTTAACCTTTTCCATTATCCAGCCAATCCATTAAAACGGCACATCGTCATCCCCTCCACTGTTCTTGTTGTCTTCCTGTCTTTGTTGCCCACTTTCCTGTTTTTTCCCATCCAGCATTTTCATTTCCGACAAAACCACCTCCGTCGAATATCGGTCGGCGCCGTTCTGGTCTTGCCATTTCCGAGTCTGGAGTTTGCCTTCGACGTAAACCTTCGATCCTTTATGCAGGTACTCGCCACAGATTTCTCCGAGTTTTCCCCAGGCGACGCAATTTACCCACTCCGTTTTCTCTTGCCAATCACCGGCTTTATCTTTCCATTTCTCGCTTGTCGCTACAGAAAAATTTGCTACGGACTGGCCGCTTTGCGTATATTTCAACTCAGGGTCTCTTCCCAATTTGCCAATTATTATCACCTTATTTACCATTCCCAACCCCCTTTTCTGTTAAAATTCCGGACTTCATAGCCCGGTCTAACGTCCTCACAATCATCTCAAATTGCCTATCGCTATTCCATCCTTGGTTGTGCAACGCTGCATGGCAATCATGGCACAACGGACACGTCAAAAGATCATGGTTTTTCTGACCACCGCCACACAAAGAACCGGCCCCCCTCAAATGGTGCGTGTCATTGCTTCCCTCGACCCCACATCCCATGCAGGGCTGAGTCCGCACCCAGGCAAGATATTTTTCCGACTTCAGTCTATTGTCTTTTTGTAATTTACTCATCGGCCATGCCTGGAATTGGAAGAAATAGCCCCATTTCAGAGGCACAAAACCGTTCGATTGCCGTCAAGTAATCGGCCATTTCTTTTGTGTTGAGCTTTGTCGTTGTTGCCGCACACCTGACCGCTGTCCCGCTGATCTCAACAATCCTCACCGGCAGAAACTTTTCTTTCAGCCACGCATGGACTTCCTCACCAGAAAAGAAATTACCCGTAGAGTCACCTACATGAACGCGGATAATATCTATCCATTTCCACATTAGGCGGTTTTGGTCTATGCTGCGTTTGCTCTTGTATGGGCGGATCACAATCTCATGCACGTCACCCAACGGCAAACCCTCAATAAGAGAGATTGCCCGCTGTTTCAGCATGGGTGATCGGCAAATTATTTGGGATTGCATTCGTTTACCAACGATTCGCAATAACTAATTATTTTATTTTCTCCAACCATTCCACAATCCTTGTGCATCGCGTCGCGATTAGCCGCAAACCATGTTCTAAGCACATCCTTGTCGTCTTTATTGTGGGCCTTGTCACATTGACCTATCCAGTCGAGAACCATTATCTCCTGGTCTGGCGTTATATCCGGCACGGGTGGTTGATTTTTCTTGTCTTCACTTTTAGTTTTATGGGCGTTATTTCCTGAGCCATTATCTGCCTGATCTGGCAAGTCCTCCCCCGCATAAATATACAAACCAATCCCTGTGGCTATCGCTATCCCCTTCACGAGACACCGCTGTATAGATGTGTTTACCTGGAAGGAGTTTGGGCTTTGGATAGGCTTGTTATTGCTGTCCAGGATAGGGTGGATTTGAGTAAAATTCAGTTCCGGTTGTGCTGAGTCGGGAGTGACTGTTACCTCGACAAAATTACCCTCCGACGTTTTTATAACCGGCGAACCGTTGACCATCTTCGTTACCAACCATATTCCGGCAGGACAGTTCTTGCGGAACTCCGCCACTGCGTAGGGCCATGACAAGTAACTGAATTTCCCCTTCTTTTCAATATGAGCAGACACATCAATTTGGCTCATTTCAGCGAAAGTTTTCATACTGCATCCCCCTTGATTGGTTTATATTTCTTTTGCGCTTGCCAAAAGCTCACCGCCGACCTGAACATAGCAAACCCGCGTTCCAAGTCCGCCTCCGTCACATCTACAATGTGTTGCAGAGGGTGAGTGGTTGACACAAAGCAAATGGCGCATTTTGCAGCCGCCACGCCGAGGCCGTATCTATACGCGGCAAGCTGCATGTAATGTTCGTCGTACAGCGACGGCAAGGCGCTTAAGTCAAACTCCTTCGTCTTGAAGTCAACGACATATTCCCTTGAGTGCAGGTCGCACTTTCCACCATAACCGAGATCACAAGCAAAGCTCTTTTCTGCCGCCCATTCCTGCGCTCCACAATGCTCATCAAGGGCAGAATAGACCCGCTTGCATGTTAAGACGTACTCTGCTGATACAAGGCCACCAGTAAGCCATCTCTCCAATTCTCCATGAATCAGTGTTCCCCGGTCGCACGCTTTGCGTCCTTGCTCACGGCTGTCTGCCATGACACGGACAGCGTAATCGTCAAGGCTTTCACTTTCGAGTTTAGGCAGGGTGAGGGCGGCAAGCAGAACTTGATTCAGCTTCCATTTCTCCAGCCCTGGCTTAGCTATCACCTTCATGACCTCCGTGACAGACGGCACCAAGCACAGGCCCTTTGCATCTCTCACAGTCGTGTTCCGCTCTTTTCCGTTCTTCCCGATTATCGTGTAAGCCGGTTCTCCGGCCCATGTGTAGTAATGTCCCGTCTCGCTTGCTATCGTCATGCCGACCTCCTGCGTTCTTCTTCCATAGCCAGACGATCCATCGCTTGTACCCATGTTTTGCCAACCACAACAAGATCAGGCGAAACATTAATCCCGTACTGGCAACCAAATTGCTTGCTGATAAACAGGCTGACAATTATATTTTCCTCGTGCGGGTATCTCCCGTTTACCTCCTTAAAAACATCTTGTTCATCCATAATCATTCCTCGCTTTTTTATATGGTTGACTGTTTTCCGGGCTGAACGTCAGCCAGGAGCCGCTTCTTCTTTTCGCTTAAATAATAGCCTTAAAGATAAGGCACTGTCAACATATTTTTTATCTTTTTTTTCCAGAACGTTTGTCTTTTTTTTATATAGCGAAAAAAACCTTGCTTTTCTTGTTTGGGCGTGTTTATATTGTCCTTAAGATTGGTTGACAGTTAATAAATTATTAGGGGGATTAATTATGACACTTGAAGAGATTGTTGAAAAATTATACGACCGTCGCCCTGGAGTAGTTGCCCAGGCAACAGGTCTAAGAGTTTCGGTAATATCACAGATCAGGAACGGGAAGAATGTGAACCCGTCCTGGAAGGTGATCAGCAGCCTGTCTCGCTATTTTGAAGAGCAGGGCAAAGAGGACGCAAAACAATGCGGATGTCCCGCTGACAATCATCAATGAGGAGGAAAAAAAAATGGGAAACATGAAAGTGTCTCAAGGAAAATGCGAACAATGCGGGGAGGATGGCCGGAACCTACGCCTTGTTTTAAAAAAAAGAGTGTGCTCCAGGTGCGAGACTATCCGCCGGGCCGCGCATAATATCCCAGGGCTGCTGGTAGTATCGGTGGCGGAAGCCAAGGGCCATGAGTGGCTGGCGGGGCTGTGTGGAATGACGGATATCCCGCCCGCAAATGTCCTTGATCTGGAGGGCGTTATCGCGGCAAGGGATAACGAGATAGACAAGCAGAAGAACATAGTGGCCGAACTGGTCGAAGCAGTCCTCAAGTCGGAGGAAACCGTCAAAAACCAGTCAAAAAGCATAAAGGCTCTAAATACGGTTTTAGCCAACGCAAAAGCCGCAAACAGCGATATTACAGACAAGTATAACGCCATTTCGGACGAGGTTGCAGACTTGCTGGAGTGCAATAAAAACCTCAACCAGGAGCGTCTTGCGTTGGTCGCGCAAATTGAGAAGCTGACCGCTGCGGCAACCACCGTGAAAGATGATCTCGCCAACGTGGAAAAAAATCTCTCCTTTGCCGGAGAAATCCCGTTTGATCCGGACAATGAATCTCATCTGGCCATCGTTTGCGCCTGTGAGGAACTCTGCACCATGCTGATTCAGAAAAACACGGCATACGGCAACTCCGCCCTCGAACCCCTGCGAATGTTCTCCAAGGCCAGCCCCCGCGAGCAACTCCTGGTCAGAATTGACGACAAATTAAGTCGCCTCGCCCGTGGTGGCGAGTTCCCCGGCGATGACACCATTGTCGATCTGGCCGGGTATCTGGTGCTGTTGATGGCCCATGACAGAATGGCGGTGTGAATTGTGGATTACGAAAAAATTCTGTCGTCTTTTTTATGATAAAAACATGGCGATAAAATATCAACTTATAAATGACCACTTTCAGAACTTCAAGAGCTACGGGATCCCGAAAGCGCAGCTTGTTATTGCCGATATTCCGTATAACCTTGGCAATAACGCATATGCGTCAAATCCTTCATGGTATGAGGGCGGCGATAACAAGAACGGCGAAAGTAAACTTGCCGGCAGCGAGTTCTTTGATACCGACAAGTCCTTCAAGATAACTGAATTTTTACATTTTTGTTCCACGCTAATGACAAAAGAGCCAAAGGAGAGGGCGAAAGCCCCCTGCATGATTGTCTTCTGCGAGTTTGAGCAACAGTTTGAGTTGATCCAGAAGGCGAAGGCGTATGGCCTCAACAAGTATATCAACCTTGTATTCAGAAAGAATTTTTCCGCTCAGGTACTAAAGGCCAATATGCGCGTGGTCGGAAACTGTGAATATGCCGTATTGCTCTACAGGAATAAGCTCCCCAAATTCAATAATGATGGAAAGATGATTTTCAACTGCATTGATTGGGAGCGGGACAGTAAAACCGAAAAGATTCACCCCACACAAAAACCCGTTGGAATGCTGGAGCGATTGATCCGCATTTTTACGGACGAAAACGACGTGGTAATCGATCCCGTTGCCGGTAGTGGGAGCACGTTGTTGGCGGCCATGAATTGTGGTCGGAGGTCTTATGGTTTTGAGATTAAAAAGGATTTTTATAATGCCGCCCAATCCATGCTGAAGATGAGAAAGATTGAGATTGAAGAGATCGAAAAACTTGGGTTTTCACCGACACGCCTTAATCATGGCAGTAAGCAGATATCATTGTTTTCGGCATGTATTCCGGGATGAGTGAAAAGGGAAAATAAATCTGTCACCTTTTTTGTAATGTGCGGGAATGGGCGATTGCCAACGGTGAAAACCCCATGTTGCGGATTGCACTTTGTGGCTACGAGGGGGAACACAACATGCCGGAATCGTGGCATGTCGTGGAGTGGAAGGCTACTGGCGGTTACGGCTTACAATCCAACAACCAAGGGCGGGAGAACGCGGCCAAGGAAAGGATCTGGTTTAGCCCTCATTGCATAATCTCGACACTATGCCAACAGCGTTTGTTTTAAGGACAATGTATATGAGAATTGCTATCCACGACCACGAGAATAATGGATACCCAAACCTGGCCCTGATGAAAATTTCGGCATGGCACAAGGCGCAGGGCGATACCGTGGAGTGGTTCAACTCTCTCTTAGGCTGGTACGACAAGGTTTACTCCGCCAAGGTTTTCACATGGACACCGCCTGATCCATACCTGCCAAAGGACACTGTGTGCGGTGGAACCGGCTTTGACGTGACAAAAACGCTTCCCGAAGAAATTGAAAATATGTTGCCAGACTATGGCCTGTATAATTGTAACAAGTCGTATGGTTTTCTGACTCGTGGTTGCATCCGGGCTTGTCCGTGGTGCATTGTGCCACGTAAGGAAGGCAAGATAAGGGCGCACCACGATATTGAGGATTTTGCCCGGCACAAAGAGGTTGTGTTGATGGATAACAACGTCCTTGCTCACGCGCACGGCATAGCCCAAATTGAGAAAATAGCCAAGTTGGGCCTGAAAGTTGACTTTAACCAGGGGCTTGATGCCAGGTTGCTTGATGCCAGCATGGCCCGATTGTTGGGGAAAGTGAAGTGGTCGCCATCTGTACGGCTGGCCTGTGACTCGGTGGCCATGATTGAGCCGATCCGCAAAGCGGTTGAATTGCTACGGTGGCACAATGTGACCCCGTCACAATATTTTTGCTATGTGTTAGTAAAGGATGTTGATGATGCTTTGGAGCGGGTGAAGTTTTTGAAAGGGGTTTATGTTTACCCTTTCTGCCAGCCATACCGCGATCAAGACGGGACTAAGCCAACGAAAGACCAGCGCGATTTTGCCAGATGGTGCAACCATCGTGCGGTTTTCAGGTCAACAACATGGGAAGATTACAAAAGAGCTGCCGGTGCATAACAGCATGGCCTAAATTTAACGACGCGAGCTTGCCTTAACCATTTAATATTAAAGGAAAAAAGATGATAATACTGGGAGTAGACGTAGGCCAGACTGGCGCGATAGCAAAAGCGGAGAATGGCCGTATTCTCAACGTGGCCGACATGCCCACAATGGCGCGGCTCCACGGCAAGGGCCAGCAGGTTGACGCTGGGGAGTTGGCGTCCATCCTGCTTGATATGCGGGGTGGCAATGAGTCGGTCAAGGTCTTGATCGAGGCCGTCTCCGCCATGCCGGGGCAAGGTAGCGCCAGCACATTCCGGTTCGGTGAGTCCGTCGGGGTCGTCATTGGCGTCTGCGGTGCGCTGCATCTGCCGGTCTTCTGGGTCACGCCGCAACGGTGGAAGAAGGCAGCCGGGCTGATCGGGAAGGAAAAAGACGCGGCCAGGACGCTGACGATCCAGCAGCAGCCACAAATAGCGGATATGCTGACGAGGAAAAAAGATATTGGCCGA